GGATGGTTCTGGTACTGGCAATGTAAAAATGTACATTAATGGATCACTTGCCGGAACATCATCAGGCGCGTCTAGTTCTACTATTCTTGGAAATGCAGGCGATTTAAATATTGGCCGTCAAGAATCTGCAAGTGCCGGAACAAATTATCTAAATGGTTATATGGACGAGATTCGTATATCTAGTTCAGCAAGATACACAGGAACCTTTACTCCATCCACAACAGCATTTACCGCAGACGCAAACACTCTACTACTGATCCATTCGGACTTTAACGGTGGACTAGGCTCAGATGGTTCTGGAAATAAAAACGATTTTGCTCCTACTAATCTAGTGGTTACGGATCAGGTACTGGATAGCCCGACAAATAACTTTGCTACTTTCAATCCGTTGGTTAGGTCTTCATCAAACTCAAATTATTCAGAAGGAAATTTATACGCCACAGACAACGGCAGTGGCGATTGGGAGGTAAGATTAGGAACTATACCTCTACCAGAAACTGGTAAATGGTATTGGGAATGTAGAGTTGGAAACGGCAACGCTTATATTGGAATCTTAGACGAAGGTGAGAATATTACCGTTACAAATCCCAGCGGCGGTGTTATTTGGTATGGAGATGACGGAAGAAAGAGAATAGACGGAACCTTTAGTTCTTACGGTGCAGGATATGGATCAGCAAATGTGTTGGGCGTTGCTGTCGACATGGACGCAAGCCCAAGAACAATAGAATTTTACAAAGATAATACATCGCAAGGGTCTATTACAATTACAGGCGACTGTGCTACTGGAACAGTTATTCCATACATTACCAGCATTGTTCAATCATGGATTAACTTTGGTCAAGACAGTTCATTCGCCGGATCAAAAACATCACAAGGAAATGGCGGCGATGGCGAGGACTTCTTTTACACGCCACCTACAGGATACAAAGCGTTAAACACTGACAACCTCCCTGATGTAAGCATCAAGCCAGAGGAACACTTCCAAACAGTGTTGTATACAGGTGATGGAACTACAAACCATGCAATTACAGGCGTAGGGTTTCAACCTGATTTAGTCTGGTACAAAGTAAGGTCAACAACAGGCCATAACAATTTGTACGATTCTGTTAGAGGTGTTCAGAAAGTCGTGTACTCAGACTTGACGAATGCCGAAGCAACTTCAACAGGCACTCAAGATTTATATGCGTTTGGTGCTGATGGATTTACTGTTGGATCAAACTTTCAGACAATATGTAATACCAGTGGAGAAACTTTTGCCTCATGGAACTGGAAAGCGGCATCTTCTAATACATCAGTAAGCGCAGGAAGTATAGATGGAACTAATCCAACTATTGCTTGCACAAGAAGAACAAACACTACTGCTGGATTTTCAATAGTTAGTTATACCGGGCAGTCAGCGGCTGGCACAGTTTCTCATGGTTTAAGCCAAGCGCCAGAAATGATTATTTTAAAAAACAGGGATCAAGGCGTGTTTTGGGCAGGATATGTAGAGGCTCTCGGCAACACAAAATCAATATCACTCAACGATACTGGCGCGGCATATACAGAAAAGACTTGGAATGATACCTCCCCAACTTCAACTGTATTTTCAATCGGCGCTCAATCGGAAACAAGTTCAGGACGATTTAATGTTGCGGGAGAAAAATTTATAGCCTACTGCTTCCATTCCGTAGACGGCTACAGCAAGGTAGGTAGTTACATCGGGAATGGATTGGCAGATGGAACCTTTGTTTACACTGGTTTTAAACCCGCATTTTTATTAATAAAAAGAATTACGGGAGTTCAGGATTGGATGTTGGCTGATAACAAAACAAGCCCTTACAACCAAACTGAATATATGCTTCGACCAGCCCAAGATGCGGCACAACAGTCAGGCAACACTATAGACATTTTGTCTAATGGATTTAAACCAAGACTAAGTGGAAACGCTTTTAATGCCAGCGGTGAGTCATATCTGGTATTAGCCTTTGCCGAATCACCATTCAAATACTCTAACGCGAGGTAAAAAATGTGGTATAGCGAAACTCATAATCTAATAAGAACGCCTCGCGCTTTGACCGTTGATGGCGTACAGCATCCATCTAATATTTTTAGAGCATGGTCAGCAGAAGAATTAGAAGAAATTGGCATTTATTCTCTTGAGGTTGTTACTCCAGACTTTAGGTACTACGATACTGGCGCAGAAAACTTTGAAAAGAAAAGCCGAAGAAATTCTGATGGAACCTTTTCAGGAGGGCCTGACTACTACGAACTAACTTACGACACTACAGAAAAGAATGTAGATGATCTTAAAGCAGACTTGATCTTAAAGATCAAATCTCATGTTGGTTCATTGCTTACTCCTTCTGACTGGATGGTTATCAGAGCGGCTGACGGTGGCACGGCTATGGTAGAAGGATGGACAACGTATCGTAACGAAGTTCGCGCTCATGGCAACAGCCTTGAAAATGGCGTTGAGGCTTTTGCTTCTGTGCAGGCTGTGAAAAATTTCCAGAACCACGAAGTACAGGAAGAGCGATATTTGTCTACATACGACGATGAAGGCGTTGAAACAATTGGCCCCGATACTCACATAGTAGATCGCATTGTAGATAAAACATACTGGAATTGGCCTACCGCACCAGACGCAGTTGCAGACCCATATCACGTTAGATACTTGTAATGGCACTCACTTGGGCTAGTGAAACAGGTAATTGGAATACTGTTAGTTACAATTGGGGTGACGAATTTTTTTACCCTAGTGTAGCGTCATTAACCCTATCTGGAAAAACTCCTGTATCAACTACAGGGGTAATGATATCACCAGATAATGGAACTTTAACTTTTACAACAACTGCTCCTGATTTAATTAAACTTGTTTTAACTCCAGTTCCAAGCGCAAGCCTTACCCTTACCGGAAAAGATTTAACAGCAACAACCGGACATATTATAACTCCCGCAGTTGGATCGTTGACTGGGCTTAGTGTTGGATCGGCTTGGTACGAAACAAGCGCAACTTGGGCCGCTTATTCCGGCAATTGGGATGCAGGAACATCAAGCCCAACAGCAGGAGTTACATATACGTTTACGATTGATTCTGCTAACAACTTAGTGTTGACCCCATATGACCCAGAGTATCCAATAGAACGTGATCCTAAATTTTTAGCAACAATAACTTTAGTATGAGCGATAAAAATAAAAAAGAAAAAAAGATTTCTTGGATTGCATTAGTTGAAAGCAAAGACCCAACTATATACACAAGACCAGTTGCTACATATGTTTTTAACGAAGGAAAAAGAACTTTTTACAAACCAAGGAAAAAATAATGGATATTGAAAAGTCTCAAATTTACAGTTTAGGCGATCATGTATTAGCAAAAAACGTTGCTGAAGTTTTAGATAAAAAATATCCCGGTTGGCTTTGGGCTGTAAACGTAATGGATGGAGTTGTTACTGTTAAGTCTATGTTGCTTTCTGGAAACTGGGGATTTGTTTTACATGCAGACAAAATTGATAACGATTACAAAAATGTAATGAGAGCAGGTGGAGAGATATTAGAACGGTATAACCAGAATACAGGAAAGTTTAATCAGACTAAGTACAGCGATCTTAAAATGAATGAAAGAAATCAGTTAAACGGAGATTTTAGTTAATGTCCCTTATTAATCCACAACCTTCTCTTGAAGGAAAAGATAGAGTTACAGTAAGTGGCTCTATGAAAGAGGAGGACTGGTTAAGCCTTTCAAGAGAAGCGTATGAATCTTCTACTGAATACATGGACGCTAACCTCAGAGATCAGTGGGAAAAAAACTTATCTAACTTTAACAGCAAACATCCTAACGGTTCTAAATATTTAACATCCGCTTACGATAAAAGGTCTACTTTATTTAGGCCAAAAACAAGATCAACTGTTAGGAAGTTAGAAGCGGCTATGGCTACTGCTTTTTTTTCTAATGAAGATGTTGTAGACATTGCTCCTACTAACCCTAATGATGCTATGGCTGTTAATGCGGCGACTGTAGCAAAATCAATGATGCAGTATAGGTTAACTAATACTATTCCTTGGTTTTCTACAATGGTTACTGCAATGCAAGATGCGGCTGTTTACGGTAGCGTAGTATCTCACCAGTATTGGGACTTTGAAGAAAAGGAAGAGTCTTACTCAGTAGAAGATGATTCTGGAACTGAGGTTGTAGATACGGATGGTAACCCCGTAGTGCAAAAAGTAAACGTTACTTTAAAAGATAAACCTGTTATAGAAATTATAGAACCAGAAAATTTTAGAGTAGACCCTGCATCAGATTGGTATAACCCTATTGAATCTTCTCCTTATTTAATTCATTTAATTCCTATGTTTGTACAAGATGTTTTGGAAAAAATGGAACAAGGAGAATGGAAAAAATTAAATCTTGGTCAGATATTATCTGCTACCAAAGAGGACGATGATACTGTTAGGCTTACTAGAGAAGAGCCTAGAACAGACCCATTAGATGACAGTTATGACACTGTAGATGATTTTAAAATAGTTTGGATACACAAGTACATAATTAGAAAAGAAGGTGAAGACTATTGTTTTTACACTTCTGGAACTGATTACATGCTTACCAAGCCTAAACTCTTATCTGAGGAATACCCTTGGTTAAAAGAAAATGAACGTCCTTATGTTATGGGTAAACTTAACATAGAGGCTCACAGGTTATATCCTGCAAGTACTGTAGAACTTACTGAAGAACTTCAATCCGCATCTAACGAAATATTAAACCAAAGATTTGACAACATTAAGTTGGCAATGAATAAACGTTACCATATTCGTAGAGATAGGAACATTGACTTAGATGCTTTGTTCCGTTCTGTTCCGGGCGGCGCTGTAGAAATGGATGACCCAGACCAAGACGTTAGGGTGATAGAAACTAGAGATGTTACTGGTTCTGCATACCAAGAACAAGATCGTATTAACTATGACTTTGATGAGTTGCAAGGAAACTTTTCTACTTCAACCGTACAAAGTTCTAGAAATATGAACGAAACAGTTGGTGGAATGTCACTGCTACAGGGTAATAACAACATTATTACTGAGTTTGTTTTAAGAACATTAGCAGAGTCTTGGGTTGAGCCTTGCTTAAAACAATTGTTAAAACTTGAACAGTATTACGAAACTGATGAAGTAATTATGGCTTTAAGCAACCAAGAAAACTATGCAAACAGAGAGCAGTTAATAGATGAGTTGTTAAGCCATGATGTTATTCTTAAAGTGAATGTTGGAATGAATGCTACTGATCCAGTGCAAAGAGTACAAAACCTTGTTTATGGTTTATCCAGTGTGTTTCAGTTACCGGGAATGGAAACCAGAATTAACATTGATGAAGTTGCTAAAGAAATATTTGGTCAACTTGGATACAAGGATGGGGCAAGATTTCTTATTCAGCCTGATGGGGATGTTGATCCACAGATACAAGAACTACAGGCTCAGATACAAGAACTTCAAGGTATCTTGCAGAACGATCAAGTTAAGATGCAGGGTAGGTTGCAGATTGAACAACTAAAACAACAGGCGTCACTACGTGCGGCTCAGATTAAAGCACAGACAGATATAGCAAAAGAACAAATGTCTATGGAAAAAGATGCAGGTTCTCTTGCTATTAAACAAAACGAAGCAATCATAAAACAGCAGGATGCAGATACAAGAAGGGCTGAATTAATGTTGCAGAGAGATGCTTTAATTAATCAAATTATTTCTCAACAGTCTGTTCCAGTAGATAAAGATAACGTTTCTAAATCAGGAACTATGTCTAGGGATAAATACAACACAGTGCCTTATGCACAGGGATAAATGTCAGAATATTATGATCCTAGTCTACCTAATGTAGACGAACTTATTCAAAGAACTCAAATTGGGCAGAAGACTCAAGAGTTTGTTAGAACTCCAACGGGTAAGGCTATTGTTGAAAGGGCCTTATCTGATTATAGAAAAGGCATAAAAAGTTTACAAGAAATGTCTTTTCAGGAGTGGTCTGGTTCTTCAGAAGAAGAACTAAAACATTATCGTAAAATAACTTTAGCCCTCGCTACCCCGCTATCAGTTCTTAAATGGTTGGATGCGATTATTGCAGATGGAGAACAGGCAAATAAATTAGCAAGGTATAAAGAATAACCTTGGAGAATAAAATGGACGCTACCCAACAGGATGCGGAAGTTGTAGAAGAAGTAGTAGAAGCAGTAGAAGAAGCAGTAGAAGAAACAACAGAAGATCAAGAAGAATATGTAGATCGTACAGTTCAAGGCCCTAGAGAGGAGATGCTTGAACGTATAGTAAAACAAAGAGAATCCGATGTTGAAGAAGATTTTTTTGGAAGTACAGAAGAAAATACTGAAGAAAAGATTGAAGAAGTTTTAGAGGAAATAGAGCAGGATTTAAAAAATGATTCTCCTGTATGGCAACACGAAGGACAATGGGTTACTCAAGTTAAAGTAAACGGTCAAGATGTTGTTGTTCCTTTTGATAGTTTAAAATCTTCTCATCAAAAAGATGTTGCTTCTCAGCAAAGATTTCAGCAAGCCGCTTATAAAGAAAAGTTGCTTGCTCAACAGGAGGCTCAATTAAGGCAGTATGCTCAGAGTCTTCAACAGAAAGAATTTGCTCCACCCGTTAAGGACGAGCCAGAAGATGATGTTGACTACAATAAAACTGTAGAAGAATATCATCAAGCGTTGTATGAAGATGATGCGGCAAAAGCCGCGAAGTTGTTACAGACCTTGACAGGGCGCAATACCGCTACCCTTAATATAGATGAGGCTGTAGATAAGGCAGTTAGTGATGCCTTTTCTCGTAGACAAGCAGAGCAAGCCAAAGCACAGCAATTAGCATATCAACAAGAAGTGCAAAATGCAGTGGCTTGGTTTGATCAGGAATATCCTGATATTTCTCAGAATCCTGATCTTCGCGCTATCGCAGATAATCAAACGGTTACCCTTATGAAGGAAAATCCTTCTTGGACACCGGGACAGATTATTTATGCGTCTGCTGAGTATGCGAGGCATTGGGCAAATTCTTTTGTTCCTAATCAACCTGCAACAAATGAAAGGGTTGAGAGAAAGAAAAGGATTGTTCAACAACCTAAGTCTGCTCGTAAGACTCTTAAAGTTTCTGAAGATGATTCTGGGCCTAAAACTCCAGAACAAATTATCGAAGAAATGAAACAGTCGAGAGGGCAATTATAAATCAATAACTAAAAGGAGAAAAAAATGGCAGGACAAGTATGGTCTGTCAACACCTCCGGTGGTTATATGTATGCGTCTAACCTCAGTCGTGAACTGAGAATGGCCGTACAGCCGATTGTCAAGTTCCGTCAGTTCTGTGACATTAAAGATGCGGCCCATCAGGGTTTACATCGCGGCGATACATTTCACTGGAACGTGTTTAGTGATGTAGCAACTCAGGGTACTACCTTGACAGAAACAAGCACCATCCCAGAGACTTCGTTTACGATCTCTCAGGGTACGATGACTATCACGGAAGCGGGTAACTCTGTTCCTTACACGGGTAAGTTGGATGACCTGAGTGAACAGCCGATTCGTGAAGTTGTTCGTAAAGTGCTTAAAAACGATGCGAAGAAGGGGTTTGATAACCTTGCTTCTGCTCAGTTCAATGCGGCTAAACTCCGTGTTGTTCCGACAGCAGGAACGAGTACGACTGCTTTGACGCTGACCACCAACGGCACTGCAACTCTTACGAATAACGTTGCTCTTGGAAAAGAGCATGTTAAGTTGGTTGTAGACACGATGAAGGAACGTAATATCCCGGCTTACACAGGGGATGATTATTACTCCATCGCGTGGCCTTCAACTTGGCGTTCACTTAAAAATGATCTGGAAGGTATCAAGCAGTATATTGATCAGGGTTTCCAGATGATTATGAATGGCGAAATTGGTCGCTATGAAGGTGTTCGTTTTGTTGAGCAGACTCACGTAAACAAAGCAGGTATTGGTACTGCCACCGCCGCATGGACTAACGGTAAATCCGATTGGGCTGTGTTCTTTGGTGAAGATACCGTTGCCGAGGCTATTGCTGTTCCTGAAGAAATTCGCGGAAAAATTCCGGGGGACTTCGGAAGGGATCGTGGGATTGCTTGGTATTATTTGGGAGGTTTTGGCCTCGTTCACACTGATGCGGCCCAGTCACGTATTGTGATTTGGGATAGCGCGGCTTAAGGAGAATTATTATGAGTTATAGTGATCCACGTCCTTATGCCTTTAGTTATTACCATGATTTTGGTGCGGCAAGTGAGGCAATGGTTATTCGTGGCCCCAAGGGAAAGAAAGGTAGCATTAAAGAAATTGAAGTTGAGGCTATTGAAACTTTTACTAACACGACTACGGAAGCCATTATTGAACTTGGTTCATCCGCAGGAACAGCAGAATATGTCAACATGGGTCTTGGTACTCTTGCTGACGGAGATCAACAGCGTCTAACCGACACTGCCGCTGATCTTGTTTCTGATGCCCTGCCTGCTGATACCGATGTTCACCTTACGTTCAATGCTCCTACTGGCGGTACACCTGCCGGGAAAGCGCACGTACACGTTATGGTTGAATGGTACTAGGAGGATATATGTACGATAACAAAAAAGGCGGTAAAAAAAGCAAGCATAGCGCGAATGGAAACATTCCTGCTAATGGTCTTTCTGAACTAGAGACTGACAACATGACTAACGCTAGTCTTGGGTTAGACAGTCACGGCCCTAATCAGTTGCCTATTGGCATTGCTAAACAGAAGATTACCACTGATCGTGGTTCTTTTAACGTGCGGTAATTGGATCGGGGGGCGCAAGCCCCCCTTTTCATGGGGGAGATATGTACTACGAAGAAGAAAAAAAGATGGACAAAGACCCTGCTAAATGTGGCTATACAAATCAGGATCAGCCTAATGAATTTAGTACGGAAAAGAATCAACGAAATAACAATGCGAGGGTAGGAAACAGACCGGAAGTTATTATTCTTGAAAATGCTTCCATTTTCGGTGCTGTTCGTTCACCAATAGAATAATGGCACATAAAATAAACTGGGAAGAACCTTACGGCGAAATACACGGAACTATAGAAGAAATGCCAGAAGCACGTTGGATGCAAGGCGAAAACTTTTATAGAGTAAACGGTGAATTAATTAGTAATAGTTTACCTGATGACAATACTTGGATTAAAGAGCAAAAAGGAATAACAGGCAGAAATGCTCTTATTTCTAAGGCAAAAGAATTAGGTATTGAAATATCAAAAAAAGATAAGATAGACGATATTAAAGAAAAACTATTACAATAATTATGAAAAAAATAACCGTTCCTTTTAAGGAAGTAAGCGATTACACCTTAGAAGATTTTGGTGGTAAAAGAAAGAACAAAACTGTTTGTATTGTTCGTTACGGAGCGTTTGGAGATATTATACAAACATCATCTTTGTTTCCTGTGTTCAAGAAAGAAGGATACAAAGTTTGTGTAAATGTTTCTGAGGTTGGCGCTAAATTATTAAAAGCAAATCCGTACATAGATGAACTAATAATTCAAAAAACTAATCAAATATGTAACACTGAGTTGGGAGACTACTGGGAAAAAATGTCTCCCTGTTTTGATAAGTTTGTTCAATTATCAGAATCTATAGAAGGCAACCTGCTTTTAAGTCCTGAAAGGATTGTTGAATCTAAGGGGCAAAAATATAAAATACCCGCAAGTGAGGGGTATTATGAATCTCAAGAATTTATACACAAAAAGTGTGACGTTAACTATCTTGAACATACTCACAAAATAGCAGGAGTGCCTTTTAGTCACAGGCCTTTTTATTATCCATCAGATGAAGAAAAAGAGTGGGCTAAAAAACAAAGAAAAAAAATAAAGTCTAAGCACGTTATATTAGTTTCTTTATCTGGTTCTTCAGTTCATAAAGTGTGGCCTTGGAATGACGCTATGATTGCGTCTATTCTTAAAGATAGAAAAGATATATCTATCGTTACTGTTGGTGATGAGATGTGTCAAATTCTTGAGGTTGGTTGGGAAAAAGAACCAAGGGTTATTACTAAATCAGGGGTTTGGACTATAGGAAAAACAATGGCTTTTTTAGATCATTGTTCTGTAGTTGTTGGGCCAGAAACAGGGTTGTTAAATGCGGCTAGTATGAAGTCAATGCGTAAGATTGTATTTCTTTCTCATTCTTCTAAAGAAAATTTAACAAAACACTGGAGAAATACTGCATCCTTAATTCCTAAAGATTGTCCTTGCTATCCATGTCATAAAATGCATTTTGGTTTTAACACATGCAACAGAGATGAAACAACTGGAGGCGCATTATGTGCCGCGAATATTGATCCAAGAGTTGTGGTATCTGAAATTATGAGAAATCTATGAGTACTTACATTCAACTTTGTCAAGACATGGCTAGGGAAGTAGGCATTCCCGGTACAGGGCCTAGTAGTGTTACGCCTACATCAGAAGAAGAAAAAGATATTGTTCGACAAATTAAAGATGCTGATCTAGACATTCAAAACAGATGGTTTAACTGGAATTATCTTTGGTCTGAAGCAAGCATTTCTCCTTCTGCCGGAACCTCTACTATTACTTCTCCAACTGATTTAATGCAGTGGAATGTAGATGCTATTGTTTTTGATGCTACCTCTGATAGTTATCAAAGGCTAGAGTACATGAAGTGGCAAGAGTATCGTGACGGTTACAAGTACGGCAATGTAGAAACAGGAACTCCAGAAATATTTTCTATAAAGCCAGATAACGTAATTGATCTTTACCCTACTCCTGATTCCTCTACTGCAATAAAAACAGAGTATTGGAGAAATCCAACTGAACTGTCTTCTTCTTCAGATGTATCTTCTATTCCTGCCAGATTCCACAGAATTATTATTTGTAGAGCAAAAATATACTACGCAGAACAGAACGATGCTCCAGAAGTTTTGTCATCTTCTATTGCTGAGTTTCAAGATTTATTAGTAAAACTAGAAGCAGACCAACTTCCAAACCAAAGAAGCAGAAGGTTCTCTCAAGTTCCAGACTTAATGAATTATACGGTAGTTACAGAATGACTTTAAGAAATTCAGCAGTAAGACCAACTACTCAAACCTATTATTTTCCATTTGAAGGTGGGTTAAATATTGTTGATCCAGTGTTGTCAATTCAGGCAGGAGAATGCATAGCCGCTAAAAATTTTGAGGTTGACATACGAGGAAGATACAGCCGTATAGACGGATACGAAAGAGCAGATGGACAAACACTGCCATCTGAGGTTAGTTACTTTAGGATACCTTTCATAATTGGTTCTTCTAAGAACACAGTATTTTCTTCTTCGTACAGTTCTTCTTTTCATCTAAACATACCATCATCTGGAGACATGGTTAAAGGTGAAACTAGTGGTGCTATTGGATTTATTTTATCAGTATCTGTAGAGGATATTACTGGGGATAGTCAATCAGGATTTTTTCCTACCAATGATGCAGAAGGATATATTTATTTTACTGCTACTAGCGGTACTTTTCAAGAAGGCGAAACAATATATTTTTTGAACAAAGACAGCGCATTTGGAAGCGCATTTAACGTGGAGTATACATAATGGGAACACCTACAGCCTTAAGAAAAACTAGAGCAGTTTTAACAGGCACAAGTTTTGCTGACAATACTACTGGCGCAATTACAGCACAGATGTTACGACAATATGTAGAGTCAGGAATGGGAGGATATGCTTGTATAAATAATGCCGCAGGCGACGGTACTCCCGCTACTCAAGCAATTGGAAATGGAACTACAGTAACCATTGATTTTTCATTAGGTTCTTCTGGGTCGGACGTATCACAAGATACTGGAACGGTATCTTCTACTACAGTTGGCACTGACGCTGACTTTGCAAATGACCAGATAAGAATATACGACAAAGGTTTTTATTTTGTTTCTTGTAACATATGCATAAAACAAGCGGCTACGGCAAACATTACTTGGACTGCAATGGTTTCTACTGATAACACAGGAGGAAGCACTACTGACTCTCCTGCTTTAAAAGGAATTGAATACATTACTAATGCTAACGATGTTGCTAATTTTAACATGAGCGGCATTATAGATTGCACTGGACACACAACGTACACTGATGTCTATGCAAGAATAAAACATAACAACGGAAGTAGCCAAAACATTTATTTAAACTATGGTCAATTGTCTGTTCTTAGGATTGGATAATGGGACTCTATGCTACTGCCTTATCTAATGGCCCCCCAGTATCAAGGGATGCTAGTGCAGATGCTTCTTTAGTTTCTGAACTTCAAGCAAGAATAGAAAACCAAAGAAGTTTAATAAACATAGTACCCGGAGAAGGCTCTGTTCTAGGAGTTTGGGTTTACTCTGGAGATATATACGCCTTTAGGAACAAAGCAGGGGGCGCTACTACTGGCATGTATAGGTCTTCTTCTACTGGTTGGCTAGAGGTTGGATTAGGCAATGCGTTAAATTTTGACACTACTACAACAAATGGCGAACTAGTTGTTGGCGCTTCAATATCTGGCGCTACTAGCGGAGCAACAGCAACTGTCAAAGGAGTCAGTTATTACGGTAACTGGGATACTGGAGCAAAAGGCTGTGTAGTAGTAGATTCTATTACTGGAGTGTTTCAAGACAACGAAGAAATACAAATGTCTACTATTGCTTTTGATGGTGGCATTACAGAAATAAAAGAAAATGATTCAATAGTTGGTTCTTCTTCTGGAAGCACGGCTACAGTCAAGAAAGTTACTATAACTAGTGGCGCATATTCTAGTGATGATGCGGTAGGTTTTCTTTCTATTGTTAGTGCTTCGGGTTCTTGGACTGACAATGAAGAGATACAAGTAAGCGGTGTAAAACGCGCTTTAGTAAACGGCGCATCAGAACCATCTACTGTTACCGTTGCAAAAACAGATGGCGAATTGTATGAGCAAACCATAGAACCAAATGGTTCCTACAAATTTGTAAACTTTAATTTTGTAGGCGAAGAAAGTTTAGAAAAAATGTATGGTGCTAGTGGAGTTGGCAATGCATTTGAGTGGGACGGTACTACCTTTATAAAAATAAAAACAGGTATGACTACGGACACTCCTGAAAATGTAATTGTATTTAAAAACCATCTTTTTTTGTCTTATCCAAAAGGTTCTTTACAAAACTCATCTCTTGGCTTGCCAAT